GTGAACAAGCTGCTCAAAATGGATCCGGGGAATGCCGATCTTCTGGCGCAGAAGCAGAAGTATCTGACAGACGCGATTGACGCGACCAAGAAGAAGCTGGAAGAAGAAAAGTCAGCCCTCGAGCAGCTAAAAAACGGACCGCAGACGGAGGACACTGTCCGCCAGCAGGAAGCGCTGACCAGGGAAATCGCGGATACCGAGCAGCAGCTGAAAAGTCTGACGAAAGAATATCAGAACTTCGGCTCTGTAGCGGGGCAGGAACTTCAGACTGCAGGAAAGAAGATGCAGGCTATCGGGGACAAGATCTCCGGAGCCGGAACTAAGATGCTTCCGGTGACCGGAGTCGTTGCTGCGGCAGGTGTCGCGGCAGTGAAAACGGCAGCTGATTTCGATTCTGGCATGAGCCAGGTTTCGGCAGTTTCCGGAGCAACTGGATCTGATCTGGAAGCCCTGCGGGATAAAGCCCGTGAAATGGGCGAGAAGACGAAGTTCTCTGCATCCGAAGCTGCAGAAGCCATGAATTATATGGCGATGGCCGGTTGGAAGACGGAAGACATGCTCGGCGGTATCGAGGGCATCATGAATCTGGCGGCCGCGTCTGGCGAGGATTTGGCGACCACCTCAGATATCGTGACGGACGCCCTGACAGCATTTGGTTTGACTGCGCAGGATTCCGGACACTTCGCGGATATTCTCGCGGCAGCATCTTCCAATGCAAACACGAATGTCTCCATGATGGGTGAGACATTTAAATATGCCGCGCCTGTTGCGGGTGCACTCGGCTTTTCTGCCGAGGATACGGCTGAGGCAATCGGTCTCATGGCAAATGCCGGGATTAAGAGTTCTCAGGCAGGTACTTCACTCCGTACGATCATGACTAATCTGACGGGTCCGATCACCCTTGTGGGAGAGAAACTCGGAGAGGTCACGGTCGAGACTGCGAATTCCGACGGTTCCATGAGAAGCCTGCGGGATATCCTGGCAGACTTGCGCGGGCATTGAGGGCAGCTTTCTGAATCGGAGAAGGCGGCAACGGCTGAATCAATCGCCGGAAAGAACGCAATGTCCGGATTCCTGGCACTGATGAACGCCGGTGAGAGCGACATCAGCAAACTCGAAGGCGCGATTGATACCTGTTCCGATTCGATGGATGGCTATAACGGAATGGCTGAAAAGATGGCCGCTGTTATGCAGGACAACCTGGAAGGGCAGCTGACGATTTTGAAATCACAGCTCGAGGAACTGGCAATCTCTGTTGGTGAAATCCTGATGCCTGTCGTCCGGGATATCGTGACGCATATCCAGGGCTTCGTGGACAAGCTGAATGCTCTGCCGGAACCTGTAAAGCAGACTATTGTGACGATTGCCCTTGTTGCGGCGGCGGTGGGTCCGGTGCTGATCGTGATAGGAAAGGTTATTTCTTCTGTCGGCGGGATCATCAGCGTTGTCGGTAAATTCGTGGGATTCATGTCCGCGACTGCTATTCCGGCGATTGCGTCCGTAGCTCCGGTCATCCTTCCGATTCTGCCGATCATTGCGGCTGTTGTGGCTGCCGTAGTGATGGTCATCGCTATCGTGAAGAACTGGGGAGCGATCTCTGAATGGTTCAAAGGCGCATGGGAGACAGTCTGCAATGCAGTCGAGACAATCGGCAAAGGCCTCGGCGACTTCTTCTCAGGGCTGTGGGATGGCATCAAATCTGTTACGGAGACAGTCTGGAACGGGATCAAAGGATTTTTCGAAGGTCTGTGGAATGGAATCAAGAGCACGGCTGAGACCGTGTTCGGCGGTATCAGAAGCTTTCTCTGCGATACCTGGGACGGGATCAAATCCGCAGCTGGTACCGCATGGGAAGGCATAAAAGGCGGCCTGTCTTCCGCATGGGAAGGTATTAATACTACTGCAGGAAAGACATTTGAAACGATCAAGTCGAATATCGGAACTGCCTGGGAGAATGTGAAATCCAATACTTCTACGGCGTGGGAAAACATCAAAGGCACGATCAACGAGAAGGGCGGCGGCATCAAGGGCGTTATCGGAACTGCACTGGAAGGATATAAATCCCTTTGGAGTGCCGGATTCAGCGCGATCAATACCCTGACAGGCGGCAAGCTCGGCGACGCGCTCTCGACTGCCAAAACAAAGATGGAGGGAATCAAATCGATCATCTCCGAAGCAATGGAGAACGCAAAGTCTGTTGTCAGTAGTGCTCTTGAGAAGATCAAGGGATTCTTCTCCGGCTGCAAGCTGGAATTCCCGAAGATCAAACTGCCGCACTTTTCACTGGAAGGGAAGCTCTCGCTTGACCCTCCTTCGGTTCCTAAGATCAGCGTCAGCTGGTACCGGAAAGCTATGGATGATGCTTACATTCTGAACAGCCCTACGATCTTCGGCATGGCCGGCGGCAGGTATCTGGGTGGCGGTGAAGCGGGATCCGAGGCTGTGGTCGGAACGGATAAACTGGCGGAAATCGTGAGGACGGCGGTGGCGTCTGTCTCCGGCGGTACTACAGTCATTCCGGTGTACATAGGCCAGGAGCGGATTGACGAGATCGTGGTAAGAGCTGCAAGATCGCAGAAATTCCGGAGCGGAGGGCGATGATTTTGTTCGAGATTCTGTCGTCCATTTCTGATATAGTAGAGGTAAATCAGAATTTGGAGGTATGCTATTTCATGCGGTCGAATCTCAATAATTATCCTTGGAATGTCATAACAGAATACGGAGATAGTACACTTATTGATTTTTCAGTCAACACCAATTCGTTAGGTATTCCAAGGGGAGTAAAAGAAAACATTAATGCTATCACTGATATTTCTGATGTATATCCCGACCCTGAGTGTAACCAGTTAACTGCCTGTTTGGCTGAAAAATATAATGTTCCTGCAATTCATATTTTATGTGGAAATGGTGCGGACGACTTGCTATATCGTTTAGTATTTGCAGTCAAGCCTAAGCACGCAATCATTGTGGAACCTACATTTGAAGAATATCAGCGCGCCTTAAAGTTAGTGAACTGCGATGTATTACACTACACATTAAGTGAGACACATGGCTTTGAATTAGACGAGAAAATTCTGTCTGTTATTCAACCAGATTGTGACATGCTGTTTTTGTGTAATCCCAATAACCCAACAGGACAAATCGTAAGCAAGCCATTTGTAGAAAAGATACTCGATTGCTGTGTCAGAAATAACATTATTGCTGTTATTGATGAGTGTTTTATAGAGTTTCTACCTCAGTGGAGAGATTATTCTGCAAAGAGCCTTACAACTAAATATGAAAATCTGGTGGTAATAGATGCGTTTACAAAAACATACTCCCTTGCAGGTTTCCGTTTAGGATTCTGCATTTCCAGCAATATAGATTTGATTTCACACATGTATTCCTGCGGTCAAAGTTTCTCGGTGTCTACACCTGCACAATTTGCTGGACTATGTGCGCTTAAGGATGAGACATACATGCAGAAAACATACCAAGTCTTATTAAATGAGCGAGATTGGTTATTTGGTGAACTGGAAAAACTTCCATTAACGGTTTTTCCGTCAAAAGGAAATTTCTTGTTGTTCAAATCCCCAATAAAGAATATGCTGCAAGAACTCCTGATAAGAGGAATAAAAGCCAGAGACTGCTCACAGTTTTATGGTTTATCTTCCGCATATTGTCGTATCGCTATTCGAAAGCGTAGTGATCACGAGTTGCTGCTAAAAGCTCTTACGGACATCCTCTTGTGATGTACATAAAATATGTCTAACCAGACAAATTTCAGTTTAACGGCAGATATATGGTTTTGAAAAGCGTCTCTTCGGAGGCGCTATTATTATGCTCCGGCGCAGAGAGGAGGAATGCGGATTGCTGATAGATTATCCTGTGAAGTTCGGTGACGAAGAGATTCCAGAGCCGGAAGAATGGTCCGAGGAATCGTCTGTTGTCGAAAATGTAAATCAGACGGAAGCCGGGACAGATCAGATCTCCGTCATCCGGTATGACAAACTGTCCGTTTCCTGCTCCTTCCAGTGTTCTCACCGATGGGCGGGCAAGTTCAAGGCCTACAGCAAGAAGGACAGCATTTCCGTCCGGATGTATGACATTGAGCTGGGCGGTTATAAAACAAGAACCATGCGGATCAGGAGTTTCAAGGCTGATCCGGTCAAAAACTCTCAGAGGACTCCGAATACAAACGGACTCTGGGAGATTTCTTTTCATCTGGAGGAATTCTGATGTATGGAGTTTCGGACGCTTATAAGACTGCCATGCACCAGGCGGTCCAGAAGTTCCGGCTGACGGGAACGGTCGGAACGACAGATTTTACTGACGAAAACATTCTCGCAGGATCCTTTTCCATCACAAACCAGTGCTGCGGGAATAACGAGGTGCAGATCGGACAGGTGTATGTGGGAGAGCTGGACGCGACTTTTCTGAATCTGCCGCTGGCAAGATATTCGCTGAAGGGCATGAAGATCACGCCGTCATTCGGGCTGATGCTGGCGGGCGGCAGTTATGAGGATGTACCGCTTGGCGTTTTCAATATTTCCGAGGCATCTTGGACGATGTCGGGTCTTGTGGTAAAGGCCTACGACAACATGTCTCTTCTGGATAAGAAGTGCAATACCAGACAGTCGACCGGTACGGCTTATGAGATGGCACTGCTCGCAACAGAAGCCTGCGGGCTGACGCTTAGCACGACGGAGTCGGAGTTCAAGACCTTTGCAAACGGAACGGAGACACTTTCCCTGTATGCGGAGAGTGATATCGAGACATGGCGTGATTTTATCTCATGGGTGGCGCAGACGGTCGGCTGCAACGCGATAGCAGGCAGGGACGGGAGCATTATTTTCCGGTCTTACGGACAGACGGCTGCAGATACGCTGGATGAAAAGCACCGGTTTAAGGGCACGTCGTTCTCTGACTTCGAGACGAGATACACCGGCCTTTCCTGCGTGAATCTGGCCGACCAGATCACGAAATATTACCATGTGGAGAATGATGACGCTCTGGTCTATAACCTCGGAACAAATCCGTTCATGCAGTACGGAGTTGACGAGACGAAGGACGCATTGAGGACGAATGTTCTGACCGCCTTGCAGAAGATCGACTATGTGCCGTTTAAGGTGGCGCTGATCGGAAATCCTGCGTATGACCTGATGGATGTGTTCAGTTTTTCCGGCGGGATTGCGGATGCCAAGAAGCTGTTCTGCATGACGAAATACAACTTCAAGTATAACGGCGGCTATGAGATGGAAGGCGTAGGAGAGAATCCTGCCCTGGCTTCGGCAAAATCAAAAACGGACAAGAACATTTCCGGGCTTCTGGCCCAGGTGGAGCAGGGAAAGCTTGGGATAGCAACGTTCACAAATGCCTCCGCTTACGATCTGGTGGAAACCGCTGTGAAGGTGATCAGCATCCGGTTTGCGACTTCCGAAGCAAATCATATGCTGTTCTTCGCGCAGATCGTTGTGGATGTAAAAGCGGATGCGGTGAGCAGATCGGTTGATGCGGCGGGGACGATTGTGGTGCCAATACCTGTGGTGTCTTCCGGCAGCTCAACCTCGGGAGACTCTACGGGAGCGGATACAAGCACGGAGACAGAAACTGCGGATACAAGCACGGAGACAGAAACTGAGGATTCCGGCTCTGACAGCTCCGGCGCTTCTTCTCCGGAAGGCTCTGATAGCGGAACAGATCGTGGAAATACCACTGAAACTACAGCAGATGTATCTGTCGAAGTGAATCTTCCGGTCTCGTGGACGGAAGACGGCCAGGCTGTCTGCTATGTGACATTTGAACTGAATGATACAAAGATTGAGATCCACCATCCGGTCGAGACCTGGCATTCCGGGAAGCATACATTTCTTCTGTATTATCCGATTGAGGATGTGACGGCGAACTATACGAATACATTCAATGTGTATCTGCGGATGTCCGGAGGAACTGGAAACATTGAAATCGGCGGCATCGTTGCTTCGATCAGCGGCCAGGCGATGGCTGCTCAGGAAGCGTGGGACGGAAAGGTGGAATTCGGGGAATCTGTCCGGTATTTTGACATCGGCAGGAATAGCCTGAAGGCCGTCGGCTACAGTGTGATGATGGAAAAGCGGATGAAGGAACTGGTACAGAGAAGCTATGCAGATACGATGACAGGCAGAACCGCTATCGGCGCCTTTTGTAAACCGGCAGATATTTAAAGACTGGCACAAACTGATTTGCAGACCGAATAATAGGAACGGAAGGAGAGAGTGATGAAATTAAAGGGCGAGATAGTGCTCGAACTTACGGACAAAAATACCGGAGAGGTCGAGACTGTCAGGGAAACAAATATGATCACGAATGTGGTGAACCACCTGCTTGGAATCAATCCGGCGGCACTGTGGTACAAGACGAGCGGGGAATATGACGCCAGCCTGATGTGGAACGACAACATGCTACCGATCTGCCCGAACATGATCGGAGGGATCCTGCTGTTTTCCAAAACCCTGACGGAAGATGCCGACAATATCTATCCGTCATCGGATAACCTCCTGGTGGCGTATGCCAGCAACAATGTAAATTTCACCGCGAATACAGCGCGGGGCAGCATGAACCTGACGGAATCGAAAGCTCTCGATAATGGATATAAGTTCGTCTGGGAGTTCACTCCTTCACAGGGGAATGGAACAATCGCGGCGGTGGGGCTTACTTCAAAACAGGGAGGCGCGAATGCCTGGGGAAGCACGGTCAATTCCGCGACTCCTTATCTCTACATCCGGAACATTGATATCGGTAATCTTAACGAGAAAAAGCAGATGCAGCTCTTCCATGCCGTGGAGATCGATTTTGAGAACAACTTGCTCTACGCGGTCAGCTATAAGGACAGTGCCGTAACGGTAGAGAAATTCAGGATTCCGCTTTTCAATATCGGCCTGAATGAGAAACTGGACGACAGTACGCTGACGCTTGTTGAAACACATGCCCTGACCTGCAGTACCTTTACGTTCTGCGGAAGTTACACGCCGTATGGAACCTTTCTCGATGGAAGAGACGGGTGCTGGTATGGATTTGCGAATGAAGAGAATGCTTCCGGAAGTGCGACGATGTACTGGATCAGGATCAGCAAGGCAGATTATTCCTTTACAGAAGGCACTTGGACGCTGCCGAACGCGAAACTGCAGATCGTCGGGAGCGGCAAATATGAGAACTATCCTGAAATGGTGCATAAATCCGTCGTCCGGAATGGGTATCTGTATGCCCTCACTTATGACAAAAAGGGCGTTTACAAAATCAATCTGGCGAATCCGGCGGATGTGACTTTGCTGAAGCTTGGCTTTACGTCCGCAAATAAACCTCTGGGAAGTTCCGGGAGCAGCGAGGTGTACCTGACGATGGTGAACGATCTGATCATCGGCTGGGACTTCATGATCGATGTGAATGACAACGTGATCAGGACGGCGGGGACACAGCGGTTTGATCAGAATATCGGGTCACAGATCTTCCAGTACAGGGAGTACCTGACCTGCTTCTGCTCAAGCTACGGGACGGAGAGCCACAAGTGGTTTATCCTGACGCCTTACCTGGCGAGTATCAATAACCTGAGTTCGGCTGTCGTGAAGAACGCCGACAAGACGATGAAGATCACGTACACCCTTACGGAGGATACATCAGCGTAACGATGAATACCTACACGCATCTGCGACTGGAGGATGCGGAAAATGAATTGCGGAGACTGTCGGAGATAAACAGCGCGTGAGCGGAACTTGACCGGCTGAATGGAACGGACTTGAGCATCGAGAGCAATGTGAAATTCGGATAAGGGCAGAAAAATAGACTGGATGAATGTGACCAGCAGGATCATATAGATCAGAAGAACCCGGGAGGCAGATGCGATTGTGCAAATGCTTTCCGGGTCTTTTGTCGTCTCCGGTATCGTGGTAAACTGAAAAAACAGATAAAAAAATATACATTTGCCAGGCCGGCATTTTTCCCTCTGGGAAAACGGCTCTTGAATGTCCGCAGTATACCACATCCTGCCGCCCATTGCCGCTTCCGGGCACCCGCTGATTTCAGGTAGTAAAAACTACCGAAGGACCGGAGATAAAATCAAAAAATCCTCCGAAAAATGGGTATGCAGGGACATCCGCTGACACATTTTGCCGCGTGATGCCGTGCCTCGTTTTTCGGTAGTAAAGCGGGCAGGTTTTACTACGTTCTGACTACGGAAGCCTGCCGCACACCGCCGCCCAGGGCCTTACTACTGAAATTTCCGGCTCATGGTGTACATTTGAAGGAGAAGAAGAAACCCCGCAAAAGAGCGCAGAATACGGCACTTTGCGGCATCTGAGGAAGGGAATTTTCTATGACAAGAATACTTTTCGTCTGCCACGGCAATTTATCATCAAACCCTTATAAACACTGCGTTTGCGAGGGTTCGTGCTTCTGATTTAGACCACATTTAGACCATCTGAAAGAGGGGAAATCGGTGTGGTATCGGTAATAATGGAGGTTTCTATGATACGAGTGTTATTCGTCTGCTGGGGCAGTATTCGTAGAAATCTTTAAAAATGATATGCTCCCCATATGGTAGACATTGGAAAAAACCAAAATCTATCATATGAGGAGCATATTCATGTCAAACAAGAAGTATAGTAAAGAATTTAAGCTAAAGTTGATAAAGGAACACGAGGATAAT